GGCACCATGGTGCGGATGCGCGTCATCAGGCGATACCCCCACTACCCTGTCGGCGAAGTCATCGCCGTGCCGCTTCACGAAGGGCGCGATCTGGAGGTGAAGCGGCTGGCGCAGCCGCTCGACATTCTGGTGCCGGCGGCGGCCGGCGACGGCCAGGAAGCCGCCACGGCGTCGGCGGCGCGGGCACCGGCATCGGTGGTGCGCAAATAGGTGGCTGCCTCAGACAGCGCTCTGAAGCCGCTACAGGCGCCTGCCAGCGAGCCGGTGACCATTGACCAGGTGAAGGCGCACGCGCGGATCGATGCCAGCTACGACGACGCGCTGGTGACGCTCTACCTGCAGAGCGCGCGCGAGTGGTGCGAGCAATACCTCAATCGCGCGATTTACACGCAACGCTGGACTTTTAGCGTCACCTGGGCGCCGCCGCCGACCGCGACGCCGCTGGTGCCGCAGAGCCTGATCACCTTCCCGCTCAACTGGCCGCCGCTGGTCCGCCAGCCGGTCTACCTGCCGCGCGCGCCGCTGGTCAGCGTCGAGGCGATCCGGTGGGGGCCGATCTATGACATGCAACTGGCCGATCCCGCCGACTATGACGTGAACGCCGGGGTCGAGCCTGGATATGTCGCGGTCAAGCCGCAGCTGCTGCCGAAGATTCCGCAGCAGTCGATGTCGATCGACTTCACCTGCGGCAACGATCCTCCGGCGATCATCCCGATGAATATCCGGCACGCCATTCTGGTGCTCGCCACGCACTATTACGAGAACCGGGGCGACGCCGAGACCGACATTCCGCGCGCGGTCTATCGGCTGCTCGATCCTTACAGGCTCTGGACCTTCTCAGGATGACGCCGCAACTGTATCCGCTTCGTTTCTATCGCGGCGACACGGCGCGATGGACCTTCGCCTTGTGGAACGATCCGGGGCGGACCGACCCGCACGACCTGACCGGCGCGCTGGTCAAGGCGGAAATCCGCGACCGGCCCTCGGCGCCCGTCATCGCCACGCTCGCGCTCACCGTCCGCCTGCCGAACATGATCGACGCGGTGCTCGACGCCGCCGCGTCGGCGCTGGTGCCCTATCCGGCCGTCTGGGACCTCCAGATCACCTACGCCGACGGCAGCGTGCTGAGCGTGCTGCGCGGCGGCGTGGCGGCGCTGGCCGACGTGACCGACTCAACGCCGCCGGTCGTCATCAACCCGCTCGCGCAGGTGCCGCCATGACGTGTGCAATTCTGGTCGATGTCGTCGTGCCCGGTCCGCCCGGTCCGCCGGGTCCGCAAGGGGTGCCAGGACCGGCGGCGGCGCCGCTCGCCTATCATGGCCCGTGGAATGGCGTCGTGGGCACGAGCAGCGGCCTGCTGGTCGCGGCGGGCGCCTATTCGACCGCGTTCACGATCCAGACGCTGCCGGGAAGCACCGGCAATATCTACCTGCGGCCGGACGGGTCCGCCGCTGTCGTGCAGACCGGCATCCTGATCTTCGCCGGGGGCGGCTCGTGGACGTTCGGCGGCCTGTCGAACCCGCTGCCGACCGGGAACCTGAACGCGATCACCGACGCGGCGAGCGCGCAAACCGTGACCATCTCGGGAGGCTGATCATGCGCCGCCTGATCGTTCCGCTGCTGCTGGCGCTCCTGCTTCCGTCACTGGCGCGCGGGCAACCGGCGCCGCCGCCGCCGACCTACATGCTCAAACAGCCGAACACATGGACGGCGCCGCAGACATTCTCCGGCGGCGCTTACGGCCCGGCGTGGAACAAGGTGACGATGACACAGCCCGGCACGGGATCGACGCTGACGATCCTCGACGGCAAGACGCTGACGGCGCGGAAGTCGCTGACGCTCGACGGCACCGATGGGACCACATGGACCGGACCCGCCGCGTCCGACACGCTCGCCGGGCTCGCGGTTAACAACCAACGCTTCACCGGATCAATGGTCATCGGCCCAGCGGCGGGCCAGGGTATCCTCTCGCTCGACGGCGCGGCGGGCCAGCAAAGGCAATTTCGGGTCAACACCGCCGGGGTGCAGCGGTGGACCATCATGGGGGCCAACAACGCCGAAAGCGGCCTGAACGCGGGCAGCGACCTGTGGATCAGAGCGTTCACCGACGCGGGGGTATCGAACGGCCAGTTGCTTCAGGCACAACGCACGTCCGGTCAGTATGGCAACGGACCTCCGTTTTTCAGTGCTCTTGGCACATACCAGCAACTGTCGCCGCGTGTGGTGACGCCGGGTGCCGTCGCGGGCAATCTTCAGTCTTTCGACATGGACGTGATGCCGATCACGACGCTGCTCCCAAATCCGATCGCGACCACGGCCGGATCGCGCGTCGTCAAAATCACCTGGGCGGGATGCTGCTCATCGACCGCGACCCTGTACTCGGCGACCCGCGAGACCTTCGTGTCGCTGAAGGGCGCGGGCATCGTCGCGGGGATAGACTTCAATCCGATCGACAACCCCGATGGCTGGTATCAGGTGACGATCATCGACAATAACACGTTCTCCATTCTGGTGTCGGTCGCGCAAGGCGCGGCCAACGCGACCCTCGCGGCGGCGGGAGGTTCCGCCGTGACCCTACAGCCCAGCTACGGGGTGCAAGGCAACAAGACGGCCATCAACGTGACCACGGGCGCCAGCGGCTTTCCTGATGGTTTTCTTTACATGTATTCCGCGAACCCGAAGTTTTACTCGAAAGTCGGTTCCGGGCCGAGGTATCAGGCGGCTTTCACGCAGGCTTACTCGCCGAACGATCAGACCGACGATAATATCTGGGGCACTGTCGGCCACGAGTGGAACTTCATCAATCGCGGCAAGGACTACGGCTACCAGCCCAACATCCCGGCGGCGCGGCATAATCTCACCGGCTTGTGGATGGGTCCGCTCGCCGGGTCAGTCACCGTCGTTCCGGGAGGTGGCACGGGTCAGAACTGGGGCGCCATCATCGGTTGCTTCGGCGGCGGCGGCGCGATCGGCGTTTATAGCTGCGTCAACGCACAACCTGATTCCCTTGTCGGCGCCGCGAACGATCCGACCGGGCACGGCGGCGTGGGGTTTGAGAGTTTTGGCGCTTACGACACCCTGCCGCCCGACCCGTTCACCATCACCAACGGATCAAATCTGGTGACAGTCGTCACCCAGGGCGGCGCCGCCGACAACATGCCGGACGGCACATCGGTTTATTTTCCGACCGTGTTCACCCAGAATGGGGTGACGTTCGGCGGCCAGTCATATATCACGCAAAATAGCAATCCCGCCGGTAACACCTTCAAAATCGCCGTCAGCGGCACCGCCACGGGCGGCGCGACCTTCGGCGGCAGCGGCAACTGGTATGCATTCGGCCCGACCGTTCCTTATGCCCCGTACCAGGCGGCGGGCGAGTTTAAACACGGCTGGTCGGTGCATCCTCAAACGAAGTTCGACGACGGCCTCGCGGTCAACTCGATCCCCGGCGCCGGTCTCGGCTGGTCGGAGGACCCTGGCGCGTCGAACGCCGCCGGAACGACCACCGCGAGCGTGACCGGCAACCTGCTCAGCCCCGGCAACATCGAGGTGGTGATGACGGCGGCCGGCACGGGCGCGGTACGCGCCGCGTCGCCGCTGCGGCTGCGCTCCTATACCGTCGCCCAACTGCCCGCCTGCGCGGCCGCGCTCGATGGCGCGCTGGTCGAGGTCAGCGACGCGACCGCGCCAGCCTGGAACGCGGCGCTGACCGGCGGCGGCGCCGTCAGAATTCCCGCGTTCTGCAACGGGACGGCATGGACCGCGCATTGAGAGGAAACGCCATGAGACTCGCCGCGCTCGCGCTCGCGCTTTCCGGCGTCCTGCTCGGTGCGTCGGCGCACGCCCAGCCGACGCCTTCGCCGAGCGGTCAGACCCAGGTCGCGACGTTCTGCTGGGACGGCACCCAGGTCGCGATGTGCGGCCCGTCCGGCACCTCGGGCGGCACGCCGCCCGCGCCTTCGCCGAGCGGCCAGACCCAGGTCGCGACGTTCTGCTGGGACGGCACCCAGGTCGCGATGTGCGGCGCGCCGGGCACGTCCGGCTTCGGCGGCGCCGCCCTGTTCGGCAACGGTTACGACGGCGATGCGACCTGCGCCTCGGGCACGACCGGCCTGTTCCGCGATATGTTCTGGCGCAATCTGACGATCAGCGGCACGTGCAAATACACGCTGAACGGCTATCGGATTTTCGTGTCCGGCACGCTCGACATCAGCGCCGCGCCAGCTGGCGCGTTCACGGCGGGCCTTAACGGCAATGCCGCTTCCGGCGCGACCGGGGGCGCCAATGGCGGCGCTTTCATCGCGCCCCTGCCGTCGTGGGGTTCGCCGACGACGGGCGGCACCGGGACCGCGACCGTGGGCGGCAACGGATCGGGCACCACCACCGCCGTGCTCGGCAACGGCGGTTCATCAGGCGTGCCGGGACTTGGCGGCACCTGTTCATCCGCCGCTGGCACCATAACCGCGACCCCGGTGGGTCAGACCAACAATCCAGGCGGCGTCCCGGTGGCGTTCCTCGACCCGGCCACCCGCGCCTTCACGTATTCGATCGGCAACAACGCGGCCATTCAGCCGGTCTGGATGGGCTTCGCGGGCAACGGCGGCAGCGCGGGCGGCGGTGACGGAACCGCCACGGGCGGCGGCGGCGGCGGCGGCGCGAGGGCGCCAGCGGGGATCGCGATCTACGCGCGGACGATCCAGCGCGGGACCAACACGACGCCGGGCGTCATCAGCGCGAAGGGCGGCGACGGCGGCAGAGGCGGCGACGCGAGCGGCGGCAACGCCTGCGGCGGCGGCGGCGGCGCGGCCGCTGGCGGCGGCTACGCCTTCATCGTCGCCGGGACGCTGCTCGGCTCGACGATTACCGGCGGCATCGACCTCTCAGGCGGAACCGGCGGCGCTGGCGGCAACGGCGCGGGCACCGGCAAGGGCGGCAACGGCGGCGGCGGCGGACGTTCCGGCGCCTCGCAGATCATCGTCCTGTCACCGGCCAATCTGTCCGGCTCGACCGGCTTCAACGCCGCCGGATCGGCCGGTGGCACCACGGCGACAGCGACCGGCGCGGCCGGTGGCGCGGGCGCGATCCTGCGCGCGGACTTCTGATGGCGAACGATCCGACCGGCGGCCTCGCCGCCGGTATCGGCACGCTGCGGTGGCTGGTGACGCTCTGCCGCCGTGACCAGGCGCCCGCCGACGACCTGGCGCTGCGCGAGACCCTGGTGCCGCTCGCGCGCGTCCACGCCGACATTCAGCCCAGCTACGCGAGCACGTTCTATCAATCGACCCAGGTCGATACGCCGATCACCCACATGATCTCGGTCCGCTGGCAGAACTACCCGCCCAGGACGAATGTCGTCGTGCGGACCACCACGCTGCCCGACGGTTCGGCGCAGTCGGAAGTCTACGCCGTGCACCGTTCGAAGCTGATCGCCGGACGCAAGCGGTTCATCCAGATGGAGTGCGAACTCGAACGCGCGCGCGCCACGCCGGACGACAGCGACGCGACGATGAACCTCTTGCTCACGGAACCATATGACGGCGACGCCGCCTCATTGCCGGGAGTGCCAGCGATATGACCCTGATCCTGATCGTTTTGCTGGTGCTGATCCTCGCCGGCGGCGGCTACGGCTGGCGCGCCGGATATACAACGATCGGCGATCCGCTCGGTATCGTGCTGCTGATCGTGGTGGTGCTGCTCTTGCTCGGCGCCTTCGGCGGCCCGCGCTGGGGCTGGTGGTGAGCGAACTCAAACTTGTCGTCACCTCCTGGGGCAGCGTCCTGCTCGACAAGCGCGAGGTCAAGGCATTGATGCGCGCCGCCGGCAACGATATTCGGAGCCAGACCGCGCGGCTGCTCAACAAGGCATCCGGCACCGGCCGGGTCTATCGCGGCATGGGCGGCGGCAAGTATCGCGGCGGCTATCAGTCCGGCCGCGGCTATCGCGCGTCGTCGCCGGGCCAGCCCGCCGTGCGCGTGACGAACACCTTGCGCGGCTCGCTCAAGACTTACGTTTACCCGTCCGGCGAGGGCTTCGCGGTGCGCGAGCGGGCGTTCTATGGCCTGTTTCTCGAAACCGGCGCGCATGGCGGCGGGCCGGGCACGAAACGCGGCCGGCGGGCGGCCCGGGGCCAGGGAACCCGCGTCCTCGAACCGCGCCCGGCGCTTGAGGCGGTCATGGCGCGCTCGACGGCGGCGCTCAACGCCCGCGTCGAGAAGGCGCTCCGTTCGGGCCTGAAGTGGAAGCAGACGAAGTGACCGGGATCATCGGGACCTTTATCGAGCAGGTCCGCGCCAACGCGCCGGTGTTTAATGGCCGCGTCGGCGGCGCGGCCGAGTTCTACCGGGGCCTGCGCGATTACAATACCTCGATGCCGATGCCGGCGGCCTACGTCCTCCCGCTGGCGCAGGAAGCCGGCGAAAACAAACTGATGAACGGCCTGATCCAGATCATCAGCAAGGGCGTCGGGGTCGCCGTCGAACTCGACGCGCAGACCGATCGGCGCGGCCAGAAGCCGGTCATGGATTTTGACATGATCGAGACGCAGCTTTTCGCCTCGGTCCTCAACCTGATTTTGCCGGGATGCCGGATGACCCGCGGGGTGTACTTCACCGGCGCGCGCTATCTCGATCTCGACCGCGCCCGGCTCTGGTATCAATGGGAATTCGGCCTCGACTGGCAGATTGACGACAGCGACGGCGTGCAACCGGACTCGATCCCGCTCGCCTCCATCGAAGTCGATATCTTCAAAGGCCCGAACGTGCCGCCAGGAACGCCGCCCGCCGCCGTCGTGCAAATTCGCACTGGCGAGACACCGTTGCCGCCGACCAACGGGCCGTGGCCCGATCCAACCCAAGGAGCGCCGTGATGAGGGTAAAGCCAGCCGAGGGCCGCGCCGTGCGCGATCCCGAGACGATGCAACTCTTGCCCGACGAGGGCGCCGTGGTCCGCGACAACGATCCGTTCTGGACCCGTCGCGTGCTCGACGGCGATGTGGTCGTCGAGGGCGGCGACACGCCCGCGCAACGACCCACCGCCGCGCCAAAAAAGGGGGAATAAGTCATGGGAATTGATTTCACCTATTACCCGACCTCGAACCGTGTGCCGGGCGTATTCGTCGAGATGGACGCGAGTCACGCGAACAGCGGGACCGCGCTTCAGACGACGTTGCTGATCGGGCAGAAACTCCCGACCGGCGCGGCGGCGCAGGACAAGCCGTTGCTCGTCGAAAGCCCGGCGCAGGTCCTCGCGCAGTGCGGCCAGGGCTCGTTCCTCGCCGCGATGGCACTGCGCTACCTACAGCGCGATCCGTTCGGCCCGCTCTACATCCTCCCGCTGGTCGATAACCCGGCCGGGACCGCCGCGACCGGAACGATCACGCTCGCCGGGACCGCGACGGCGTCGGGCACGCTGAATATCTACATCGCCGGCGTCCGCGTTCAGGTCGGCGTCGCGACCGGCGATACCGCCGCGGCCATCGCGGCGAAGCTAAACACGGCGATCAACGCCAACGACGACCTGCCTGTGACCTCGGCCGCGCCCGCCGCCGTCGTCACGCTGACCTGTATGCACAAGGGCACGCTCGGCAACGACATCGACATCCAGCAGAACTACCTCGGCGCGGCCGGCGGCGAGTTCCCGGTCGCCGGGATCACCGTCACGATCGTTCCGATGGCGGCCGGCGGGACCAATCCGCTGCTGACCAACGGGCTCGCATCGCTGTCCTCGACGCCGTTCGACTTCATCGGAATGCCGTTCACCGACACCGCCTCGCTCGATGCGATGAAGGCGTTCTTCGCCGACGATGTCGGGCGCTGGTCCTGGCAACAGATGATTTACGGCGGCGCGTTCAGCGCCTTCCGCGGCACGCTCGGCGCCTGTACCGCGTTCGGCCTCGCGCGCAACGATCAGCACATGTCCGTCATGGCGTTCCAGGGCTCGCCGGACCCCTGCTACATCTGGACCGCCGAGATCACCGCCGCCTGCGCGGCGAGCCTCCGCGTCGATCCCGGCCTGCCGTTGCAGTATATCGCGACGACCCTGCAGGCGCCGCCGATCCCGCAACGGTTCATGATCGGCGAGCGGAACACGTTGCTCTATGACGGCATGAGTACGTTCCGCGTCGCCGCCGACAACACGGTGATGATCGAGCGGATGACGACGACCTACCAGAAGAACGCCGCCGGCGCCGTCGATAACTCTTACCTCGATGTCGAAACGCTCTATTCGCTGATGTTCGTCGCGCGCGACCTCTCGAACTACCTGCTCACGCGTTACGCGCGCAAGAAGCTGGTCGGCGACACGACGCCGATCATGTTCGGCTCGAACACCGTCTCGGCGCCGATGATCAAGGCCAGCACGATCATGGAATACCGGGCGCTGGAGACCGCCGGCTATGCCCAGGACAGCGTCGGGTTCGCCAAGGAGGTCCAGGTGGAGAACGCCGGCAACGGCCTGGTCAAAATCCTCGCCCCCGTCCGGCTGGTCAATCAGTTGCGGCAGGTCGCGATCCTGCTGCAATTCACCAAACCGTAAGGAGACGCGACAATGGCGGTTTGCGAACGCCTCGCCGGGATCACCGGCTTCACCATCGACGGCAACCCCTACATGCTCGTTTCCGACTGCACATGGTCGCCGTCGCGCTGGAAGCGCGAGACCCTCGTCGGCCTCGACGCGGTGCATGGCTTCTCCGAGGTCCCGATCCAGGGCTACATCGAGGCGACCTTGCGCGACAGCGGCGATATGCTGGTCGGCGACTTCAACGACATGCGCTGCGTCGAGGTCATGATCACGCTGGCGAACGGCAAGGTCGTCGGCGGCGCCAATATGTGGAACACGTCCGCCCTTGAGGTCCGCGCCGCCGAAGGAACGTTTCAGGTGCGCTTCGACGGGGTCGATGTCAGCGAAAGTTAACCCATGGACCAGATCACCCCGTTCGAGGACATCACCGAGGCCGCGGCCGAGCCGCCGCCGCGCACGCTCGATATGGACATCGACGTGACGTTCCAGAAGCGGCGCTTCACGTCGCTGCATCTCGAAGAGCCGACCGCGAAACAGCTTGAGAAAGCCGAGGTCGAACTCAACACGCGCGAACCGACCCCTTACACGATGCGCCGTTATCAGATCGCATTGATCGCCGCCGTCGCGCAGGTCCCGCGCGAGGTCGTGCTCGAACTGAAGCACAGCCAACTGACGGAGGCGTTTGATTTTTTGGCCGGGCTGCTCGCGCCTTCCCCGAAGGATGGCGAGACCTGATCGCCGACCTGACGCGCTTCTGGGGCTGGGGTCCGCATGACGCCTGGGGTTTGACCGGGACGGAACTCGTGTGGTGGGCCGAGCAGTCGCACCGGATCGTTGAGCGCGAACGCGCCGCGCAGGAACAGGCAAGGTAAATGGCCGGCGGCTTCGCCGTTACCTTCAGCGTCGTTGACAACGCGACCAAGAACATCGACGCGATCAACCGCCGGATCGCGGCGATGCGCGCGCCGATGGAACGCATGTCGCGCTCGGTGCAACGCTTCGTCGATGTCTCGGGCCTGCGGAAAGTCGCGACCGGCTTTGACTGGATATTCAAGGCGGCGAGCAGCGTCCTCCGCTCGCTGACCCAGATCGTTCCGGTCATGGGCGCGATCACCGGCGCCGCCTCGATCGCGGGAATGGTCAAGCTCGTCCAGCAATATTCCGCGTGGTCGCGCGAACTCGTCCAGGCCGCCGACAACATCGGCATCACGACGCAGAAGCTCCAACAATTCGAGGACGCGACACGGCTCGCCGGCGGCAACGCGAATGACATGCGCGAGGGGCTCAAGGGCCTGCACGATACGCTGTCGAATTTCAATATCGGCGCCGGCGACTTCGCCCTGACCGGACAATGGGCCAATCAACTTGGCATCCACCTCCGAGACGCCAACGGTCAGATACGCACCGCCGAAAGCCTGATGCCTGAACTACTCAAAAGGCTCGCCGAGATACCCAATCCGGCCGATCGCGCCGCGGCGTCGATCGCGCTCCTGGGCGGCAACGGCGAGAAACTGGTCGAGACGTTCCGCCAGTCGAGCCAGAGCTTCGCGCGATGGTTCGCCGACGTTCAGCGTTACAAGGACCTGACGGACGACCAGAAAAAGAGCCTGCAACAGTTCGGCGAAGCGCAAGGGCGGATAGGCGTTGCCTTCGACCGCCTCGGACAGCAGATTTCGGTGATTGTCGCGCGCGACCTCGGCCCGCTGCTTGAACGCTTCGCCGTGTTCGTGGAGCAGAACACGCCGGCGATCCTCGCCGCCGTCGATGACATCTCGAAACGCTTCGCCGCGTGGCTGGCGAAACCCGAGACGGTCGCGGCGTTTACCAATGGCATCAATTCCCTGATCGACGCGCTGAAGTTCGTCGTCACGCACCTTGATGAAATCAAGCTCGCCGCTGAGGCGGTCGCCGCCGTGTTCGTCCTGAAATGGGCGGGCGATGCGGTGCTCGCCGTCCGCGCGCTGACCGCCGCGATCGGGGTCGGCGGCGCCGTCGCCGGGGGCAGCCTGCTCGCCGCGCTCGCGTCCGTAGCCGCGATCGCGTCGGTGATCGCGCTTAAGGGCGACACGCCGGGAGCGGGAACGCCCGCGACGCCGGAACAGAGGAAAGCAGCCGAGGACAAGGCCGCCGAGATCAATAAGCGGCAAGGCTACACGGGCAGCTTGGGCGAGGACCTGGCTACCTGGGTTCAGAAGGGCTTCGAAGCCGCCTGGGACCGCATCTCGCGGGGACCGGAGAATATCCGTCCGGGATACCGGCCGCAGTCCGCGCCCGGCGGCTATCTGCCGGGCGGCGTGACGCCCGCCGCCTATCAGCCCGGCGGCGTCGCCGCGCGGCCGCCGATGGAATTCTGGCTCGACATGACGCGCGCCGTGTCGGCGGGGTTCGAGGATGCGTTCAACCATCTGCGCGACACGGGCGGAGCGCCGGGGGCTGTGACCGTCACGCCTGGGGTTGTGCCCGCATCGTATACGCCGGGCGATCGTTTCGGCCCCAATTCGGGCGCGCCCGGCGGCGGCGTTCCCGGCGGCGGGTCGGGGGGCCTGGGCGGCATCGACGTGCCAGCGGGTACGCCGATCGCGAAAACCGGCCTCGCGACCGTCACCTCGGCGAGCGGCCGCAGGTTTCAGGTCGATGAACGGTTCGCGGCGAACTTCCAGGGCTTCATTAATGATTACGAGAAGGCCGGCGGCGTGTTGGGGCCTGATACCGGCACGCTTGGCAACCGTCCGAACAACGCCAGCGGTCATCCGATCGGCGCGGCCATCGACATCAACCAGATCGGCCGCGGCGTTCGCAGCCCGCGCGGGATTTCACTCGACCCGCGAGTCGAGGATGAACTCGCCAGGAAATGGGGGTTCGTATCAGGCAACCAGTGGCGGTCGAACGATCAAGGCCACTTCGGCATTCAGAGCCTCGAAGCGGCCCGGCAGGCCCTGATCAACAACGGGTTGCGTCCGCCCGTCGCCGCCGCGCCGCCCGTCGCCGTTCCGCGGCCCGCGCCGGTCAACGGCTCGGTCGATGTGAACATCACGCACAGGAACCCGCCGCCGAATTCCGCTGTCACCGCGAGCGGATCGGGCGCCGTCAACGTCCCGCCGCCGCGCGTCGAGTATCAAAGTCTGACGACGATATGAGCGGTATCCTCGGACAGATCAGCGGCACGATCTCGGGCGTTACACGGGTCGTCTCGGCGACCGGCGGGCTGATCAACGATGTCGCCCGTCTCGGGCAAACATTCGGCGGCTCGCTCGGTCCCGATACCTCGGGCCTGCCATGGTCCGGCGGCACATGGGCACAACAACTGCAACCCGGCTCGTGGAAGGGCATGCCGTTCGTCCTCGATGCCGGCGAGACCGCCGCCGGCCGGCGCGTCGCGATCCACGAATATCCCTACCGCGACGAAGCCTGGGCCGAGGACCTCGGGCGGCTCCCGCGGCGGTTCAGCGTCCAGGCGTTCATTGTCGGTGACGATTGCTACCAGCAGCGCGACAGCATGCTCCGCGCCTGCGAGGAACCCGGCGCGGGCACGCTGGTCCATCCGACGCTCGGTTCGATCCAGTGCGTGCTGCTGGAATTCTCCTGCGCCGACCGGCGCGAGCGGGGCCGCGTCGTCGAACTGCAATTCACCTTCATCGTCGCCGCCGACGTGCTCTACCCTGGAGCGAGCATCGCCACGTCGCAGGCCGTCACGACAGCGGCGGCGAAGTTGACCACCGCCTCGGCGTCCGACCTCGGCTCGACGCTCCAACGGATCGGCGGCGCGGTGAAGTCGGCGTATCAGACCGTGAGCCATTACGCCTCGATCGCCACCGGGATCGTCGGCGACGCGAGCCGGATATTCAACAGCGTGCGGGGCCTCGTGGGCTTCCACGGGCGCTACGCGACCGGCAAGCGATCAACCCTGCAATCCGTCAACGCGACCGTCTCGGGCCTGTTGGGCGCCGCGACGACGGCGCGGACCCTGGTCAATACCAGTGCTTCGCTTGTCACCCGGCTGGCGAGCTTCCTGTGAGCGACGAGTCGGATGCCTTCGCCGCCGCCGGGGTGCAGCTCGCCGCGGCACTGGCCGCGTCCGCCAACGACCCCGCCGACGCGATTCGAATGCTGCTTCCGCTCGCCGGCTGGATGCCGCCTGGGATCGACGGCACCGGCCCGCTCGCGGCCAACGCCCGCGCCGCCGCCGCCGCCATCGCGAGCAATCTGCGGTGCGCCGCCTGCGCCGCCCTGGCGACGGCCTCAACCGCCTATCTACCCGCCAGCTATCAGGACGCCGCCGCGCTGCGCGGGCTTGTCTGCGGCGCCCTGGACGCCGAGGCGACGCGGTCGGGCGACGCCGGGCTCGACGCGACCTACCAGGCGCTGCGCGACCTCCGCGCCGCCGTCTCACTCGACCTCGCCGTGCGCGGCGCGAGCTTGCCCTGGCTGGCCGAGATCACCACGCGGGCGCCGATGCCCTCCCTCGCCGAGGCCTGGACGCTTTACGCCGACACGCCGCGCGAGCCCGGCATGGTCGCGTCCGCCGATCCGCAACACCCGCTGTTCATGCCGACCAACTTTCCGGCGCTGAACCAGTGAGCGACGCCAGCGGCGCGATCGCCCATGGCGTTCCGCCGCGCGGGCCGCCGCCGGGGGCCGCGGATGCCCTGACCCTGACGGTCGGCAATCAGGCGTTGACCGGCTGGCAACGGGTCTCGGTCACGCGCCCGCTCGCCGCGATCCCGGCGTC